ATCCTCAAATAATGCTTTATCTTGTCCCTCTTGTACAAATGGTAAACCTCGCACAGTTTCGTTTTGCCAATCGGAAACATATCTATAATTCTTTACTATTGCGTTTTTCATTCTATTACTCCATAAATTTCTCAACGGTGTAATAATCTTTGTGTGATGCGTATCAGTAGACCACATATCCCCAATTCCTAATCCCTCACCAACTATCAAACATCTATCTAAGATATACATATCGATAGTCCACACTTCATAACTCTGAAATTCATCTGTTACCTCGCTTTGCAATGGCTCTCTTATCCATACAAAAGGAACGTCATTAACTTGTGAAAGTGCATCGTCTTGTCTTTCTATCTGCGCATCTCTTAACTTCGCTGAGTAAAAGAATACATCAGAAGTTGTAGCCGTCATTGTGTAAGGTGTAGAGACAATTGAACCAGTACTAATTATCACATACTCATTAGTTAACACTTCCGTAAGTGTATAACTCTTACCCATCCAAAAGATACTTTTACCCTCCGCTAAATGGATAGTATCACATGAATATAGTTTATACCCCTCAAGGTTGCCTAAACCATCCAAAACAATTTCAACCGAATCAATGTAAAAGACTAGATCCAATTGTTCTATAATGTTTTTCAATATTTTTCTAGCGTCTATCAAAATGGAGTACTGTAATTTTTGTTTAATCCTTTGTAGTCTGGAAAGTCAGATAAGTTTCTATGTATGTACTTTTGTATAACTCTATAATTGTTAATAGATTGATTGTAGTATCTTTTTAGTTCAAACAAATCAGGACTAGAAACTGCGTTACTTGCTTGTATAACTTGCTTACCTATTACTGTTGGTACTGTTTTCTTTTGAGTGTAGTATTGACTGTAAACAACGCCTTTTAACATTTCTTTTATACCGCTGCTTACATACTCAAATTCATTATTACAATAGACATCTTCAAGTTGTAAATAATCGTAGATAGTAACGTACTGTGGTGAAGTTGGAACACCTAAATTCAAAGAACATTCTAATATAAAAGCATCCCCCTCTGTTACTCCTAATAAATTACGCATCCAGGTAGTTTCAATTGTATCAATATCTTCTTGTATTAAGGCTGCTTCATTAGTGCCAGTTACAATAGCATATCTACCAACAAAATCAGAAGTGCCGATTATTACGCTCATTTTTTAGTAGTTTTTCTAGTTCTTTTTTTAGGCTCTTCAATATCAATCTCCTTACTAACTACGCCTAATTTCATTAAGTCGTTAACTAGGTTAATTGGTAATTTCTTTATATCTCCTTTCTTTAGGTAATCGCAATCAACTAAAAATGTAACTTCTATTTTACTCATGACTCTTTGATTTATACCACGAAAACCCCGCACCGATTAAGTGCGAGGTGTTTAAAATTCGTGTATCTTAATTACGCTGTCTCTAACGCTGCCTTAGCAGTTGCAAAAACACCTTTAACAAATGCTGTTCTATCATTGTTTTTAACAACTAAAGCACCTCTCCATTCAGCAAGAATAGTTCTAAGGTTTTTAGTCCAATCATCAGCATCTAAACCAATCTCAATTCTCAACTCACCTTTGTCGTAAAGACTTGCTTTGCTGAAATCTCCCATTAGGAACTCTCCATTAGTTACTAAAGTAGTTGGTACAATTGGAGTTCCGTCCAAAGATAATTGACCTGCAACCATTTCTAAACGGTCTACATATCTCTTATCAGTAGCACTTACTTTAATCAATTTTAAAGCAGTTACGTCTGATGGGTGCATAAAGATAGCGTTTGGTCTATCTTGCTCAGCAATTGCAATTTGATTTTCAGCAACTACTAAACAGTCAACCTCGTTTGCATTATCAACAGTTCCTGCAAATGTTCCAGCAGCAAAAGTAGTAGCAACAGTATAAACCCCGTTTAAGTTTGGTGCAGTTCCGTTACCATCGAAAGCAGTATCTTCAACGTCTTTTAATAACTCTCTCATTAATTCCGCTCTAATCTCAGACTCAATGAAATCAATATCGTCCAGCATTTCAGTTGATACTTTAATATAAGCAGTTCTTTTAACAACCGCTTGAGACGCAACAACTAGATCAAAATCAATTTGATTTTTAGCAGTTCCCTCAGCAGTACCACTAGCAGCACCATCTTTATTCGCTTGGTAAACCCAAGAAATAATATTACTAGATGCAGCCTTTCTTGAAAGGTAATCTAAGAATCTAGGCTTTCTTGATGCAACAGTATTAAGTCCAGCAATTCTTTGTTCAACTGGTACGTTACCACCTGAAATGTTAGTGCTTTCTAGCATTGTGCCAGCAGCCTTGATGATAGTTGAGAAACCTCCATTTTTAGAAGTCTTTAACTCATTGATGTTATCTTTGTTATCAAGTAACGCTTTTCTTACATCGCTATGAAATACAGACTTTTCAGCCTCGGAGTTTGCTTTAATAGCAAGACCCAGTTCTTTCATTGCTTCATTAAGAGACTTCATTTGCTCAATTTGAGAATCTTTAAATTCAGAAATCGCTTTTTCTACATCTTCTTTAGTTGCTTTACCGTCAACATTTTTTTCCAATGTTTCGATGTAAGACTTTAATTCTGTGTTATAATCGTTATAATGACCCGCTTTTTCCTCAGCAGACAACGAATCAAACTTTTCTTTTGTAAGGTCTAACCCTTCCAAGAAATCTTTAAATGTTTTTTTCATTTTTCTTAATTAAAATTGTAAATATTTAATTTATCTGAGTCTAAAGTGTCTTGGTGCGAACTGACGGCTTCTTCGTCTTTTGTTTGAGTGTCTTGCAACGGCTCATCTTTAACTTGTACTACCCTTGTTGCATCATTAGAACCCGTTAAAACCATGCTTCCTTCACTTACTATTCCAGCCTCTAAGACTGCATAGAAGTACATAATTTCTCCGACTTCATCCTTGTTTGCTATCATTGGATAGTACCTGTCAAAATTCTTTTTATATTGTTTGTCCTCGTCTTTGTCTGAATCGTAGCATAATACTATATTGTAGTACTTCATTCTAACAGAGTTTTCAACGTCTTTTTTATCTCTTATAATATCCTTTGCAGCGTCAAGTCTTATCTTACTTTCCTCTATTTCAAATATTAATGCTTGTGTTTTACCTTCGTATGACTTACCAACTAAAGACCAGTCAATGTCTTTAACCAACATTTTTACGTCATCCTTCCAGGTTATTACCTTAGTTGTTTCTAACTCGTGGTCCGCTACATAAAAAACTTTACCTTGTTGCTCTCTTACTGACTTATTCCAAAGTCCTGAGATATGTAAGTCATTATGACTGTCAAGAATACCAATAGTGTTAATAACTGGATAGACAAACCCATCTTTAAAAGTAGCATCAGCCTTTATAACTTCGCTTTCAATAGAATTGTAATTAGCTTTTAATCCTTGCCCCTTATCAATAGATTTGTGAACGGCTGCTTTTTTAATGTCTAGTATCTTAGTCTCATTATCACGCAAAGATTTAAATAACTCATCTTTACTATTAAAGTTTTGGTCTAATTCTTTGCAGTAAATCATTTTTTAACTTCTTTATTATTTTTAATAAGTGCTAATTTCTTAACTAAAGACCTCTTTAACTCAATGTTATCGGTGCTTTTGATAAGATTTTCCAACTCTTTTACTTTTTCTTTAATCATATTAATTACAAATGTAACAACATTTTGCGTAATATTTACACAAATATGCGTATTTTTACAAAAAATATTAATAATGGCAAATTTATTAGAATCATTTAACGGCTTCTTTAACTTCTTTAATCGAGGAAAAGACCAATTTACCCAAACTAATTATAATTACGGAACGGTTATAAGTAATAACCAAAAAGGAGAAAACTATGTTGATGTGTCAAATGGCAACCTGCAACACCTAGTAGACACTACTCCACAACTGAAAACCGTACTACATACCAAAGCAAATCTATTAGCCAATGGACGTTGGATTGAGATGAAAAACAATAAGGCTGTTGAGAATAGCGACTTAGTAGCGAAGTTGGAAAACCCTAACCCATTAATGAACGGTAACGAGTGGCTTAGATCCTTCTCTTTAAACTATGATATTTACGGAAATACTTTTGTTCATTGCATTAAACCTATTGGGTTTAGTGAACCGTCTGTTTATTGGGTTTTACCGTCAGTAGATATGTCAGTTATTGAGACTGGTAAGATATGGAAGCAATACCGTAAAGAGGATATTATAACTAATTACAGACTAACAACAACTAACGGAGATATT